TTTAGCTCCAGCTCGTTAGTACGGATATTTGTAAATCACTTGTTAGCAGGTCACCGCTTGGCAGCGTTAAAACGCTAGGTGCAGTTACAGCGGTAACGTTAAATACAATAGAGCTAGCTGCTAATTTTCCAAACACGGCTACTATCGTATCCTCTATGCCTTGTAAGTTGCCTTCATTAGAAAACATAGGCACGGTCATAATAATCTTAAAATTAGCTAGCGGCGCGATACTTGCGTAAGAATTATTGCTAGGCGTAAGGTACGGGTCTGCCGGGGCTACTACTACGCTGTTAGCTACTATTGTGCTAGGTGGAAAGCTAAAAGTAGACCAAACCGCATTATTAGCTAGTGCAGCGGCTATAGTAGATCTAAGGGTAGTTATCGCGGCTGGCATTATCCGACCATAGCGCTAGGGTTTAGATACGGCGCTAGCAGGCCGCGTACAGATGCCATAAGGGTATTGCTCATCTTAAATGGGCTAGGGCTAAAGCCATCTACGCTTACGCCGCCTGCCTGTGTGCTAAAGCGGCTAGTCCAGATATTCTCAGCTATCATTAAAGCAGCAGCGTTTATAGCAGGTGTAGCCGCGTAGCTTGCGGTCTTTGTATCTGTACCGGTCATAGTACCACTAGGTACTACGCGCCTAAAGTTCTCATCACTAGCTGTTTTTGCATACTGTATAAAACTGTAGCCCTGTGGGTATTGGTAATAATTAAGCTGTAGATTAAAGGCAGGTAATAGGTTAGTGCTGCCTGTGCTAAAAGGTAGTGTGCTAGTAATTGTGTAAGTGCCGTTAAAAGTTGAGCCAGCCCCGGCTACTGTGACGGATTCACCAGTAGTAAATAAGCCGGGGTTAGCTATCATCACCGTAGCCACATTATTTACTAACGCTGTCCCAACTACGGGTGCAGAATCAAACCATAAAAAACCGTTTATTAGATCCTGTGCCGCTTGGCAGGTGTCCTCTATCCAGGTATAACTATCGTACAAAGTGCCTACGCCTAATGATGCTTTAAGTGTTGCAGCTGTTACATAAGTTGCCGGCATTTTGTACCTTTCTTGGTAGGTCTGGTAGGAGCAAAGGGCTAAGCCCCTACCAGACTATTAGTTATTTATTTATCAGGTTTTCTTATACTTTAAGATACCGTTAGGCATCTTTGCAATAGTTGCCATAAAGCCATAAATTGCTACCTGTATTTGTAGATTACTTACTACATTTACAGACATATAAGCCTGTGGGCTGCGATAAACAGTAAATGCCTCAGGCGCAAGAATAATTGCGCTATCATCATCAAACGTAGTAGCTGTAAAGTTTTTATCTACATATAAATCAAGACCCAATACAGAGCCGCGAATTGATGTAGGTGATACTTGACCCGCTGCGTTCATTGGCTGCAAAGCTGTAAATACTGGTCGCTTTGTAGTGTCTTGTGCTGAAATTAGCGCGCCCCATTGTGCAGGGTTAGCTAGATAATTTGTAGCAAAGAATCCTGTATTTGTGTAAATTGTCTGTGCGCCTTCCGCAGCAAAATCTACAATACCGTCTAGGTCTGCTGTGGTGCTAGTACCGTTCATACCTGCTGCAAGTAGTGCAGTTAATACAGCTGTATCAATAGTTTTTAAGTAAGCATTTTGTAGCTGTGCGGTTAGCTCAGAGTAGAAATTTGGATCAGATCTTTCTAAAAGCTCTACGGATAGCGTATTCATGCCGCTGTACTTCGATACAGTTCCAGATAAATATTGCGTAACCATGCCCGTATTTTCTACAGCGCCGCCCTCGGCTTCAACAGTTACTACGGGTGCTACGCCTGCTTGGCCACCACTTGAAGTAACCAAAGACGGTACTGAAATAGTCATACCGCTAGCAGGCAATACGCCTTGTGAGCAGGCATCTATAGCAGGTGTGCCAAAGCGTGTATTTGTTACAAACTCTGTTAGAAATTGTGTTGGATTAAAAGCAGGGTTAGTAGTAAAGCTATCATCTGCTGCTGTTACATATAGCTTAGATGCTTCATTACCTAGCGCTGCCTTAATTTTATGCTCTGTGTATGCACCCATATTTGTAATGGGTGTGCGTACTCTTTGTGAGTTTAATGCACTTGGCTTAATGATTTTGCGCGCAGCTTCTACCGGTGTGGTATCGCCCTCGGCATCATCTTTATCATAGCTAACGCTCTTTAGCGTTACTGTTGCACCATCTGGCAAAAATGTTGCCTCTGATGCCATTTCTTCCGGGGCTTTATCCACGGTTTCTCCTGTCGTTTCTGTCGGTTGGTTTGGATCTACTGCGTTTTCTTGTGCAGCAATTTTTAACACGGCAGCGCTTGGAAATGCAGCGCTCTCTACTAGAGATACCTCTTTCAAGGTAGCAGCCGTAACTAGCAGATAATCTTTTTCTTGGCGTGAATCCTCTACCTCTACACCTACGCTAAGCCCATCCATTAGCTGTTCTTGTGCAAGTAAAATTGCATCTGTGCCGCGTGTGCTAGCGCTAATCTTAAAGCTGCCGTATAGCCCGGTCTTATTGCTTGTAACGCTTTGCATACGGCCTACAGGCTTGCTGTTATCGTGTTGCATTAGTAGTTTTACTTTGCTTGGCTCTGCCACGGTTATAGAGTTTTCTGCAAAGACTACGCGGCCCGCGCTTGTGTTGCCTACCTCGCCATAAGGTGCAATTTTGCCGCTGATCGTGCGCCTATCGCCGTTATCTACTGCCTCTATGTTGCCGCTAAATGTTAGTAGCATTTACTATTCCTTTATCTAGTCCATCTGGGCTTAATTCCTCTAATGCCTGGGCCTGCTCTACTGTGATAAGCCCTAGCGTTAGCATTTTCTCTATTGCCTCTAGTCTTTTTAGCGTATCAGCGCGTAAAAATGTTTCATCAAGTGCAAATCTAACTATGTTGCCGCGCCGCGTTATATCATCCATAGACAAGCGGTTTTCTATAGCGCTAATAAACGGTTGTAATGAGTAGGCTACAAACTCTTTACGGCCATCAATAATGTTTTGGTAAGTCATTGAGTTATTCATATCCGCGCTTATGTAATATGCCGGTATATTCATCAAGCGACTAATCTCGGTAGCTAAATACTGCGAGCTTTCATTGTAGGTCATATCCTTAGGTGAGTAACCCACAGGCTGGTAATCCAGGGTGCTAGTTAAGTAGGCGGTGCTGCGATTATTGCGCGCTGCCTTCCACGCTGCCAGTAGACCGCTAATTTGTGCCTCTGGTAAATCTGCCCCACTATTCTTAATAAATCCTGTAGCCATAGGTGTAGCAGCTGCAACGCTTGCCGCTTTCTGTATATCTAACGCGGCCTGTATTGTGCGCCCGCCGGTTTCTAATACACCTGGTAACAAACTTTGAAAAGTAACTAAAGATCCTACGCCGCTATCTGGTACACGCTGTCCATTTACAGAGTAATAATCTACTTGATCGCCGTATTGGTCGGTAGTTACTGTTACGCGCGTGTTAGCTATCCACTCAAAGCCACTAGGTCTGCCATCATCCTCATACAAGCTAGTAACACGCCAATAAGCAACACCATAAAATAATAAACTGTCTACTGTGTAAGCAATAGTCACGCTACGCGGTTGTCTGATGTCTGGTTGATCTAGCCAAACAGGTTTTTGTAATTTACGACCTGTAGATTTTTGTATTAGCTCTAAATCTATGCTTGCTATAACACCGCTTAATAAATTGCGACACCTCGCAACGGCTGGCACTTGCAAAGCCATAAACCGATCCATAAAAGGTGCGCCATTACCTTGGCTGTATAAACCACCAAAACTGTAAACGCCTGCACCGTAACCCTGTTGCATTATTGGCGGCGATAATTGCGCCTCAATATCTTTCTTGCGTATGCCTAGTGTTTGCAGTAATCCCATAGAGCGTATTATTGCCTAAAGGTCAAGTATATCTTTACCATACGCCTTGGGCGTGTCTAGGCGTATACCTTAGCCTCAGCTACAGGTTGAGCCATTATATGTATGACCATAGCTAGCCCTATAGGTATATCTACAGGCCCGGCAGATTTACGGCGCACGATACGCCAAGCATCTGGGGTTTGTTTAGCTGCACAGTTAGCCATTTGCTGTATTAGCGCATCTTGCCCGCTATGCCTTAGCCTGTTATTAACTAAAGCATCATACATATCGCTACAAGCGGTATAAAAGCTCTGCCCAGATACATCTCGGGTTTGTACGCCTGCATTTTGTAGCCTCTGGGCAATACTGGCAGTAGTGTATTTGTCGTAGCAGACTAAACGCGGGTAATACAGATCTGACCACTTTTTTATACTAGCTGCTATAACGATTTCATCTACTGCTACCTGTGAGCTGTAGGTTTCTAGTACTGCAACGCCTATCTTGCCATCTGGCAATACTTGGCCCATAACTAAGCTGGCATCTCGGCGGCTAGGGCTTACATCAAAAGCAAATACAGTAAGCGGGCCAGGAGCCATTTTTAGATTTATGTCGCTTGCATCCTCAACAGCGCCAAACGGCCAGGGGCTTTGCAAGCTGTCTATCCATTGGCTAAGGCTTTCTGTCCTAAATTGCTCTGTAGTCTGTACCGTAAGCGCCTCGGCTAGTGCATCCTCTGTTATTAGTATGCCTAGCGCCGGGTTAGCAGCTGCCCACGCTTTACGATCATCTAGGGCGCAAAATGGCGGGGCGCTGTATTCGTAGTACCCCATAGATGGCGGCGGGTTAGCCTGGCAGCGCTCGCGTAGCTCATTTAGCGTAGTGCTAAAGGCATCACCTGCGTTACTAGCTAACAAGGTTTGGCTATTAGGCTTAGCGCGGGTAACAGGCGTAGCAGCTGCAAAGGCTTCCTGTGTTATTTCGCGTAGCTCATCTATAAACAGAAAGTCAGCGCTAGCACCGCGCGAGCTATCGCGGGTAGCAGCTCTTACATCTAGCCTAGCCCCGCTTTTTAAGATTATGGCCTCATTACCGTTTGTGTAAAGTATCTTTTTTAGTTGCTTCTTAAGCTCTGGGTTATCCTCAATAGCATTAGCTACCTCTCTAAAGGTAGTAAGGGCCATAGATCTAGCAGAGCTGATAATTATGTGGTTACGCTCATTAAACAAAAACAGGCCAGCTAAAATACGCATCCGCGCAAGGTGGGTTTTACCGTTTTGTCTACTTGTGATAGCCAAGCTGGTCTTGCGTATAAACATTTTATTTTTATCTATTGTGAGCATATCGTCTAGAACTAGGCGTTGCCAGGGTAAAAGCGGCAGCCCTATTTTCTCTGCTAGCTCTGCAACCTCGCCGCCGCGTGTAGGCCCAGATAACAAAACGTTATGCAGGCGCGGTTTCGCTAGCCCCCGGAGCGGCTGTTTAGGTTTACTAGTCATTAGTTAGCGCTTTGTTCAGGCTGGCCCAAACAGGGTC